GTCCTGTGTCAAATTTTGAGCCGGCAAGCTCTTACACCTATAGTTTGATTCCGAGTTGCAAACTCGTCACAATTTTCCACCGGGAAGTGGGGTGAACTAGGAACTGCTGGCGGCAGGCCTAGAGGCTGGGAACCTCAAGGCGTGCTGCGTAGGAGCAGTCAGGCTGACCTGGGCGTGTTGGCCTATGTGATGCCGTACGTAGGATGTTAGATGGATCCTCCTTGGCTTCGCCTACACGCGGTAGCTGTAGCTCTTCGAGCTCGCTCCAGGTTTGCGCCTTCTCTATTTCGTTGACGTAGGCTTCAAGCTCGGTGCCGGTAAAGCCAAACTCTTTGCGTACTGCGTCAAACATCTCCGCCGATGCGCCTTCGTCCCACGGAAATGGGCCGTTCGCTACGCGATAATACATGTCGCGATCGGTGACGTACAAACGCTCCATCTCGGTCTGAGCCTCGCATGAATAGGGTTGAAGGTCAATCTTGTTGATCCTTGCAACTGCACGGAGGTATGAACCGACAATGGGCGTTCGTAAGTCAGTAGTAGCGTACCCCCTCAACTTGGCAGTGAATTTGTCTTCGTTGTCAGTGCGTGAGATGGACAACTTGTTGAGAGCTTTGCGCACCAAGCAATATGATGCTAAGCTTCCTTTCGGATTGGGGTATACTCGGCTGAGGTACTCAATGGGCTGGTCTAAGCCTATGAATTCTACGTCAACCTGCATGCCATAAACCTCTGTCATATATTCGCAGGCTATATTCCATGCTATGTCAGAAATTCTGGGGATGCTGGGGGCGGCGCCGTCGTCCCCGTAGCAGGGTCCGATGTGTCGGTAAAAGTAGACGCGCGCCTGCTCGCCTGGCTGGGCACCGTTGCCAGTGTTGCCAAGCTTAATCTTGTTCATGGCTTTCTCAATGCCCGAGGACGTGGTCTTCAATAAATTGAGATCAACTGTCCCGGGGTTGGCCGCAACGAGAGCAGCATAACACGTGGTTATGTACTCGCGCGCGGCAGCCACGATCGTGTTCAACTGGGTAGTGATTCCCGACCCGCTGCTGTTCTTCCAGAGTGAGTCGTAAAACTTCTTACCAATCTTAACGTCCATGCAAAATAGGGCGTCGTATATTGCCAGTGCTAATTCCACATCCTCAAGAGTGATGTAGCGTTTAATCAATGCACGGACGATGCCGTTGGTCCACTCGCTGTGGCTCTCGTCCATACGTTTAAAGTCGGACGCCCGCACCGGTGACGTGACCAGTCCTGAAACTGACCCATCATCGGCAGCTAATGCGCCTGTAGTGGCGCACGCTTGTACGGATTCTGCGATACCTGTAGGGGTCTTGCCTGGATCATACCATGAACAGCCCTTGCAAATTGTAGAGAGAGCTTTGCCCAATTGGGCAGAAGCGATGGAAAGCGGATAACCAAGGCTCGTGACGCCCCGAGGGGCATCACTAACCTTGCAAACTTCAGCTTTGATGCTGACGCGTGCAGTGTCGTCCTCAAGTTCTTCTCCGTTGCGTCCCCACTTTTCATGGCGGGCGACTTGAAGCGGTTTGACTCGGCCTGCGACTATCTCGTCCTTGCC